TTACTGCGAAAGTTTGTTAATGGAAAGGAAGCCGCCAAAGTTGCCGACGTTATTGCGAAACTTACAGCCGCTCAGGCATTTGCTGCATTTATCCTTCGTGATATCGGACGTCAGCTGGTCATATTCATCCGCGACTGCCGGACCGTGATAACCGCACTCATCACCGCGATAGGTCCAGGTGCAGGTATTGGCCAGCATGATACGCCCCGGAAAAATAGCGCCGTCCGTTTCCGTCGGCGTGGACAGTACAAAGGAGGCACTCACCGCGCTCAGTTCGCTGCACTGTTCGATGCGCCAGCGGCTGATCACCTCCTGCTCCGGATCGGCGTCTCTGTTTCCGTTGACGAAGTTCACCGCATCCAGAAAACGGGCGTAAACCTTACGCCGGACCACCGTTCCGCCAACCAGACTCTGCAGATCTTCCGCCATCCCGGTGACCATGCCGTACAGGTTAGAGACCGTCAGTGTCGGACGGGCAGCACTGCCCTTGCCGTTCAGTTCAAAACCGCTCCCCTGAATGGGATACGGCTGATACTGTCGCCCCTGCCAGGTGACCGGCTCACCTTTTTCGTTCTGCTCATTACAGAAAAAATAACGTTCTCCACCGACCTCTGTCAGATCGATTTCCCAGAGCACCACGCTGGCCGACTGCTCCGCACGGGTGCATTCATTCAGTGTTTCCTGTTGTATGTCCTGCATCAGATCACCACTTCGTCAAACTGACACGAAAAATCGGTATAGGTGATATGTTCTGTAGCGGACCACGTTCGACACACCACTCTTATATTTCTGTTAACACCCGGCGGGCGCCAAAAAAAAGATTTATAACCTCCATGTCGGAGTAAAAACTGTTCAAATGAATCACGATCATTCGCCTCGACCCTAAAATCACAGGTGAAAACACGCTGAGAATGATTAAGTCCATTTGGACTTCGTTGCTCATAACCATCGCCAAATCTTACAGTTTTTATCGATGGTTTATGTTCTGTTTTCATTCCATCCTCTGGTAACCAGTGAAATTCTTCCGTATTAGCCACTTAACATTCCCCCATCACGTCGCATATTTAACAAAGTGCCCTGCACCCGCTGATCAACCATCCCCATAAGTGTTTTTATTGCCTGAGGGCCAATTTCTCCATTCTGGCCATCATTTTGGATAGTAATTTGGTATACAGGGGCATAGGTAATATCTCCGCCACCATTACCACTTTTACTATTAATAGCTCTGACACCAAGAGAACCATCGGAAGTTCGCGTTAATGGCATAATAGCTTCCGGTCCAGCCTCACCAAAAACACCAGCCCCTTTTGCAAAAGCAAAAAATTGCGGGGAATCATAAATACCGTTCGAATACGTGCTCAATGACGGAGACTCATAAACACCGCCCTTTGCATTCGGAATAAATTTACTAATAGCACTCCCGATAGTGCCTAAAATCCCACCAGAAGAACTGTTACCAATGCTGTCGAAAATCCCAGTAATTGAAGCCTTTAATGCTATTCGACTAAGATCAGAAATCACGGAAGTAGCGAAAGAACGAAAATTTGCCTTGCCTGTCGTGACAAACTCACCCAGCGCATCGGTCATCCCATTAAACATCTGAGTCGTGGTTAATTTTATCTGCTCACTGATATCCTTAGTGTCATCCAGCCAGTTATTGAATCCCTGGGAGGCACCACTAACCCAGTCTCCTGCCTGAATATCGAGCTGCTCGTTTTTCTGTCTGACAATTTCTTTTTCTCGTTCCAGAGCATCATTCAGAGCCTGCATTTTCTCCTGAAAAACATGATCTGACATTCCACGGGATTTATCTGCATAGTCACGTTCAAGTTGCAGACGCTGGTTGTTATATTCACGTTCAATCCGCAGTAACTCCTGCTGGCGTTGCTGATTTTTATCACCAAGCCCATAACCAACAATCTGAATATCATATTCCTGCTGACGATTATCAATCGAAGCCTGCAATGAATCACGCCATGCGGCTATTTCGACAGATTCCTTGATTAGCCTGTTATTTTTTTCAATCGCAACATTTTTCTCCATCAACGCGGTTATTTCTTCCCGGTGTAAGAGAAGCGATTTCTGATCCTTGGTTAATTTCGATAACGGTCGTGACTCCAGATCGGCAATCTGCTGACGCCACTTAACCAGTTCCTGTTCAGAGGAACTTAATTTAACTCTCAATTCAGCTTGTGAACTTAGTAACGCATTCTGTTGATTCAGATGATCAATCATTCGTTGGGCAGCATCATCCGAATAACCTTTCGCCTTTGGTTGCTTTGGTTCTTTATAACGCTCATTTATTTGAGCGACAAGATTATTATATTCTTCCTTTGAATACTGATTCTTTAGCTTTTCCAGTTCTGCAAGTTCACTGGCTCTCTGCTGCTCCCGGGTTTGATATTGTTTTGAAAAGGCATCTGCTTTCTGTCTGAGTTCAATTCCTTCCTGTTGACGCTTGTTGTAATCGTCTATTGATGAATTTAGTACGTCCTGAGCAATTTTTTCTGATTGAAGTGCACTCAATTGCTGTTTTAATTGCGCCAGCCTTTTTTTTAGAGCGCCACCATCTCCAATACCTGCTAACCCGAAAATCCCTGGTCGGTTATTTTTTTCTATTTCATCAATTTGGCGGATGACATCTGCGATTTTTTGATCAATAGATACCTCCCGCCCAACATTCAACATGGAATCCCAGGCCAATTTTGCGGAGTTAGAAACTGCTTTCCATGCAGCCTCAAGATAACCAAGATTTTCTTTCATCTGGCTGGAACGTTGAATCATTGAGGATGAATATGCTTCCGTCGCAATACGAGCAGCCTCCTGTTGGTTCCCTTCATCCTGTAGCGCCTTAATCTGGTTATAAGTCGCCAGTGTCAGAAAATGGTACTGATCATTAAGTTTTGATATGGCACTGACAGGATCCTTTGCTATTTCATTGAAATCATTAACCAGTTGATCGGTCGATATTCCAGTTAATTCGCTCGTTTTTACTATCGCTGTCGTCACCTGCTCCAGCGAACTACTCGCTACCTTTCCCGAACGCACAAGCTGGTTTAATACAGCCGCCGCAGCACCAGTTGTCGAATCAGCTGCATCCCCGGCACGTTGAGCTATATCCGCCAATTGCCCACTCGTTGCCCCCAACTGATTTCCGGTAAGAATAAGAGATTTATTAAATTCGTCCTGCTCCTGAGAGCCTTTATAGTAAGCCAGCCCCAGAACACCAACGGCTGCAGCAGCCAAGGTAAAAGGATTAATTAACCCCATTACATAAGAACCAACACCTTTGATCGCCGGGCCAATACCACCGAACATATCTTTTAGCTGACCGCCTTGCTGCATTAACACCATAAAAGGTGACTGGCCTGTGGACAATCCAACTACAATATCAGTCATTTGTGCAGGCAACATGCGCACAGCAAAAGCCGTTTGTTTTGCCGACATTCCGGTTTTACTTAATTGCGATTCAGTAGCCTCAAGCTCTCTCCGCATAGCACGGAGTTTTCCTGAGAGCTCCTCATACATTTCAGGAGAAAGCATCCCCCTGGCTTTTGCTTCGCTAAGTTGCTTTTGCTGCTCTGTCAGGCGATTAAAAGCTGTTCCGACAGGATCGAGTTGAGCAATCAGACGTTGCAAAGCAGCAACCTGTTCATCATGCGCTTTTGCTGCTTCTCGTTCTGCCTGAGCCTCTCCTGTTAGCTCTCGCCGCGTTTCCTGTATTTTTCGGCTGTAATTATCAAACTGAGAGCCATTTATTTTCCCGGATGAAAGTGCTGCATTAAGTTCATCCTGCTGTTGGTCAAGATTTCTTAGCGCCGCGGCCAGAGGGTCGATCTTGTCCAGCATTCTTTGAAAGGCCTGAGCCTGCGCTTCCTGCTGGGCAGCAGCAAATTTTCCGGCCTTCGCGGCTTCTCTCTGCGCTTGCGCAACCCCGCTCAATTCCGCTGTAGTTTCATTAAGTTTACGGGCAAGAAATTCATATTCTTCTTTATCAATAAGCCCTTTGCCGAAATATTTCTTTAATTCAGAATAGCGTCGACCGACAGTATCAATTGCGGCACCTACAGGATCAATAGCTGCCTTTAATTTTGCGAGCGCGTTCTTCTCATCTTCTGTTGCCCTGGTCACTTTCCCTGCGCTATTTGCAGCAGTTTCTCCGGCCTGCGTCATTTTGACTAGGGAGGAGGTCAGATTGTCAGCATTATTTTTCGCTCCAGTGCTATCAATAATTATTGCAAGACGCGAAGTTTGCTCTGTCATTTAGTTACTCCGGACAAATAAAAAGCCCCGCTTGATAAGCGGGGCCAGACAACAGAGGAAAGGAAATTATCAGAAACGATAACCAATACCGGTCATCCAAGTACCTACTTTCACATCGCCCAATTTGGTGTACTCATAGGATGCGTCAACTACCCAATTTGGTACAGGATTAAACTGAATACCAGCACCATATACAACCGAAGTCTTGCTTGAAGAGTCAGAGTATCCCAGAATCGTCGCTTCAGCACGTCCATGCGCTACACCTAATAAGCCATATGCACTGAAGTAATCATTGAAACGATAGGCTGGACCGGCAGCTAGTGAATAGTAATCCAGTTCTCCATTTCCAATTTTAGAGCCTGCAAAATAATAATCGTATTCTTGATTTGTGTACGTAAATGAAGATGCAACGCCCCATTTATCATCCAGCTCATAGCGATACTTAATATTTACCCCTGAAGGATTCTCATCAAGGCTTTCTCCACCGGCTTTAACATGGCTTTGGGCATAACCAAGAGAAATAGTATTCTGCTTCAATTCAGCATTTGCAATGCCAGTTGCAAACAAGGCTGAAGCGATAATGGTAGTCAACACTGCTTTTTTCATAAAATCACCGTCATTTCACAAATCATTGTTATAACAGCCAGAATTAATCTGGCTGGCAGCATTAAAATATCCACCACATTCGATAGTCAACTATCAATCTCTCATCAAACTATATGTGTGCACATTGTAATTCAGACAATTACTAAAAAATATTAAATTAATTAATCAATATCCCATCAACAGTTTTGGATTGAGAAACATACTGATCATCCAGCGCAAAGATCACTGCTTCAAATTCATCACTATCTATCAATATTGGGTGTGCTTTTAAGTAGTCGTGCACGTCAGATATTGATAAAGGCAGCGGAACCCCGGACATGCCCGCATAACGCCTGGAACGAGATATTACTGAGTACGCATACAATAACTCACGGACAACGGGGTCTATTTCTGGCTCCGGTATCGGTGGCAACCTGAGTTTTTCTCTCGTCCACCTTGCCTTTTCCCCCTTTTCGCCCCCGAACTCCGATAACCACCGCTGGGCGGCTATGGCTTTTTTATCGTATCCTGCTTCTGCTGCTCTTTTCCCTGGGCGATGCTGGCGGCTTCAGCAAGAATTTGCCAGTACAACTCTGGATTCTGCTTGAGCAGCGTGGCCCCTCGCTCTGGTGTATATTCCAGCGCGACCTCAACCCCATCCACCAGTTCACCAACCCCTTTCCAGTCTTTCAGTAAATAACGAGCGGCGTTATCAATAAGTAAATCATCAACAGAATCCACCTCGTCGACCTTTGCAATATCAAATTCTTTCGTTCCGACATGCAAACTGGCATCCATTTTCTCTATGTGACGACGGATTAATGCATTACGGGAGCGATACTGATCGTTATCGCTGCTTGCCACCAACAGTTTTAACCCATCTACAGGTTTTAAGTCCTTCATTGGCGTAAACCAGCGTTCTCCACCGATGATCATTTTCTGATTAAGAATAAACATCCATAACCTCATTCAAAACGTCCCTGTAGTGCAACACCACAGGGGAAATAACGGAAAATCAACTAATCGCCTCAGCACTGGCTTTTGCGATCACGGCAGCCGGAGAGGCTTTTTTTCTGGTTATCGTAGGCGCTTCATCTGCTGCGGTAATACTCAGTTGAACCTGGATAATGTCGGTATTACCACCGTCAGGCCATTCACCTGACACCTGAACCTTCGGAAAACTGAAAGTGTATGCCCCCTCTCCATTCGAAAGCGTGAAGCTGAACGGAACTGTTTCTCCAGTCAGTGTTTTACTCCAGATTTCCCACGCAGCTTTAGACCATGAAAGCGTCACCGTACCGGACGGTGTAAAGGTAGTAGGAATATTTGCTCCTGCATAAGGCGAGCCAGTCCCGATACAACGCTGAGTCTGGAGTTTGTTATCGAACTGAATATCAAAACTGTCGATACAAAAACCGTTACCTCCGGCAACACCATTCAGGCTTACTGCTGAAACCTCCTTAAACGAATAACGTAGCTCTCCTGCGCTATCCACAGGTTCGCCTGTGATAAAATTCGTATCATCGGCCTTTGATTCCCAGTCCAGCCCGGCAAAGGTTACGGTCGCCGTAATATCACCATCGTTAGGGATCTGCATTTTCCATGACCCCACCTGCGCTCCTCTGATGACAGAGGCAATTCCGACATCGGACGCATAGGTCGCCAGAGAAAATGTTATTCGCTCATTTCCCATTGTCAGAGAATCGCCTGACCATTCCGCGCCGAAACAGGATGCAAGAAAATCATCATGTTGACCCCAGCGAAATTTGGTACCAACATCACCGCCAACATCCACAGTGCCAGGCGTTGCCCCCTGAGCCATCCGGGAGCCGCCGATCTCATTATTTTCGCCTTTATTCTGGGTGGGTTTTACTCCCCAGCTTGTGCGTTTTAATAAACTCCAGTCACCACTTGCTGGCGTGGTGCCTGCAACTGTCTCCCGGATAAATGCCGAGATAACCTTTGCACCTGAACTCACAGGAGCCTCCTATGTCATTAATTGCGCTAGAGTGCGCGATATGGAATTTGAAGATTAAGCTGGAACCAGCCATTCTTTTCGCCAACAGCTATTGAGGAAACGGCCAGGTAACTGAGACGATCATCATCCTGAAACTCAAACAGCTCCCGCAAGGTATCGGCCGTCTCAGTAATGAGTTTTGAACCAGAACCAGCGGGGACAAATAACTGAATAATGATTATCCCCGTGCGATAAACAACCGGCCCCGCGCCAATTTCATTAACTCCGGCCAGACCGGGGATATTACTTAACCGCGCCCAGATTAACTTACCGGAAGGATCGAACGTTGGCCCGTTCGGATACAATACGTCTTTTCCATCAATAACCGTCTGTGCCGTCATTCTGGAAATGACAGCATTTCTGATTTCAGTAAACGTCATTTGTAAGCCTGTAAAACACCATGAAAAGCATTGGCATACACGCCAGTTGGCGCTTGTTGTGAATGACCGTTTTCAAGAACCTCTGCATAAGGAAGGTTATTCTGGATATAAATAATTCCGTAATTTGCAGCTTTCGAAATAACCCCGATCCCACGCTGAACCGCAATCGTACCGTTCGGATCCACGTTATCAGATATACCAAAATCGGGATGCTGTAACGACACCAGGTTGTTATTTCTGAAACGCCCGGTATCAACCGGAGCAGCAATATCAATGGCCGTAAGAATCTGAATAGCGATGCAGCGAATTTTCAGTCCCACATCTTCCTCAATCATCCCGACAAATATTGACGGTTCTATATCCCATGCCTTTGCCATTTACGTCCTCCTTAACTGGAGTGAGTAAACTGATGCGGAAGGATCTACACTCGCTGTAATTACCTCGTATCGTTGCAACTGCCTTGATACAGGATCATAAGTCTCAATAATATGGCCGACCGCGGGTTTATCCGTAACCTCGCATACCAGAACGGTTAATTTAAGGTCACCATACAAAATATTAATCCCATCAATTCTGTTCAGCTTATAACGTGCCAACACGCCTCGCCCGGTATAGGTTGTTGTGAATTCGTCACCAGTTTCCGTCACAGGATCCCAGTACCGGTACATAGAATAAGAACCAGAAAAATCACTCACAGCGTCCGCTAACTCTTCATCAAAAGCAGCGGCAACCTCTGACTGAATCTCTTCACGAAGTCCCATCATCCCCCCCTCACAACCCTGACTTGTGAGCGACTAAGCCCGTACGGTTTCAGCAGTGCTATTGCAAGCTGTAAATCGGGCTCAAGCAATGCAGTACTATTTGCTGGCAACTGAGCAAATGATTTCGATACACTGATCCCGTCAGCCGACACGGCTTTACTGATAACAACGCCAGAATCATTTTTCTGCTGAAACAACTTACCGACAGAGGCACTTCTGGCTGCATATGCTCCCGCAAGCTTTATCTCTTCCGGAATACGGGATGGGTTAATTTTCAGGTTGAAGCCATTAAGCCAGGCATTAGCCATTAAAACAGCTTTATTTTTAGCGTTCTCGCTCGCCCAGGCATTCCCAAGCGCATTATCAACGTCATCACAGGTCACATAAGTGATCATGTGTTACTCCTGAGTTTTCCAGCCCAGAGCCTTCCAGTTATCAACTTCTTCAGGATGAACATTAGCGATAGTTGGTGCGCCGGGAAACATCTGATGATCGGTCATCATAAACACCAACTCAATCTGTGTTTTTTGAGGATCCTGAATTTGCTCCACATTCTGCTCCGCCACTGCATTTTTTTGCGCGGCTTCACGCTGTGCTCTTTGCTCTTTAGTTAATCCAGCCATATACCCTCCATTAAAAAATGGGGCCGAAGCCCCGTTTGGATGTTTAACCAAGAATCAGACAACCATGCGCCGGCTTCACCGATGAAACACCCCATGCCAGTCCAACTTCATAGCGAACCTGGCGATACTGACGATACAGGGCAATCTGGAACGTAATTCCTGAGATCGGGTCCGTAACATTCATTACATCATCAGCATTATCGCCACCTTCCGGCATTGCCGGGGTACGGGACGCCAGCAGAAATGCGTTGCGATCAAACGCCATATTTGCAGTAAAGGAGCCGACAACCGTGATTACAGTATCATCGGCCAGATCCTGACGCAGTCCAGGCGCAGCAAGAGTAATCAGATTGCTGGTCGCTGCTGCCACAACATACTGATTCGGATCGCCAGCGAACGTAACAATCTGACCTGCCGAAATACTCCCCGAACCAGTATCAATGGAAATAAGAACATCGCCTTCTTTTTTCTCGCCATTCACGAGATAACCAGTTGCAGCAACCTTCGGCGCTCGTTTTACACCTGCCGAACTGTGAATATTGAATCCCTCCAGACGCCCTAACACGCCCTCACGCAGTAGCTGTTCAGTGCCGGATTCATTCACTTTAAACAATACAGACTGTTTTCCGCGCAAATTCGCAATGGCAGTGGAGCCAAGCACCATCTGCAGATCGGTTGTCGGTGCGCCGTTATCCTCCAGAACCTGGCGAGCCAAAGCAGCATCAGAAAGATCATCTTTAACACCAAACGGCGTTGTCCCTGCAGTTCCCACGGCGCGGGAAGTACCGAAATACAGCGCACCAAGATCAGCCTCAACCTCGTTTGCAAGGGCGCGAAAAGCCTGCTTAAACTGATCAGCCAGAATGGTGTTGTACGTCCCGGAAGGGCCAAGAGCCAGTTGTTCTTCACCATTCCATTTAACCGGTGCCATTTTGGATTTAGTTATTTTTACATCAACAGTACCAATATTTTGATCACCGGTATTCGGAGCTGACGGCCCCGGTACGATATCTTCGGTTTTCGCCTCAGGTGCAACTGGCGCGGTTACCGTCTGATCTTTTGCTGCGGCGTCAGCTTTTGCGTTTTTTGCTACAGCAGGGATAAAACCTACCTGCTCACGGGATACAACATCCAGGGCGGTATAAATAGTCGGGATCAACCCGGTCAGGGTATTTCCAGCCATAATTAAATATTCCTTAAAAATTTGCGTAATTTTTCAATGGATTGAGTAGTGAGCTATCCAGCCCTGACACCAGCTCCCATCCGGAAGCTGGCAAATGTATTAATCAACGATTGTGATACCGTCTTTCAGTGCATTTTGCTTACCTGCAACATCCAGTGCATCGAAAGCAGAGCGTTTCATCGTTTTCTGACCAATATCATGCTGTGTCGGACGAGAGCCGCCGCCATTGTTACCACTGGCTTTCAGGATATAGTCTTTCTGAGGGTAATTTTCGACGAGGAACTCCAGCGCCTCATCAAACTGCGCCAGTTCGCCTGGCTTCGAGCGGGAATAAATTTTGTTGCCGGAAGCGTCATAGGCAACTATCTTCCCTTCTTCCACTTTGAATGCCTGTCCGAAGCGGGCTTGTAATAAATCTGCCGGGATCGCAATTTTATCGGCAATATATTTTGACCCCGCAAAACTACCGCCAATCATGGAATCGTAAAGCTGCTTCTCCAGCATCTGAGAGCGTTGCTTTTCTTCGTCTAATTGCTGCTGAAAGTTTTTCGTAATATCTGCCTTTACCTGGTCAACCTGTCCCGCATCGATCAGCTTTTTCTGGTCGATTTTTGACAGCATTTCCAGTGCCTCGAGCGCCTTCTTCGGGTCTTCGATAGCGGCAAACTTAGCCAGTTTTTCCTCTGCAGCTTCTTTAGCCAGGCGATGATTTTTTGCCTCGCCATTAAGCTCTGTAATTTTTTTTGTCGCCAGCGGTGCATCGAAGCCGATTTCTTTACCATCGTCGTGCACATAAACTGGAAGGCCAGCAGTATCAATTTCTGCGTATTGTTTTCCGTTAATCTCGACCGTTTTCAGTTTCATATTAGTACCTGGTTTAAGTCTTCCGACAGTTACGCTGCTCACCATCCGGATCGCAGCAAAAAAAAAGCCACCCGAAGGTAGCCTGTTGTAATAAATGATTTATTTAAATCCCTGCGTTTCTGAATGCCTGAGCATCACGCTCCCGGAGTTGCTTCAGTGTCAACCATTCGCCTTTATCGGTGTAAAATTCATCTGGCGACATACCGCCATCCCGAATCAGCTTTGCCCGGGTTTCCCCCACAATCTGTTTTTGTCTGGTGTAAGGCTGGCGCAAAAACCATTCCCTGTAGGTTGTATCTCCGGCCACCACGCCATCCATGCTGGCCCGCTCACCCGGGGGAATATCACGAACATCAATACCCAGTTCCTTCGCTGATTTCAGAATGAACGTTTCCGTTGAGCGGCAGCAGAAATGAATTTTTCCCGGTCCCTGCAAATAAGGTACGCTGTGACCTACAGGTTTATTATCCAGCGTATATTTGAGGCGATCCCTGATTCGACATTGTGGCGTAGTACGATTATCAAGCGTTGATAACCATTGCTTACCCTTAATCAAATCATTATTCGCGCTGGCAAAACTCTCACGGGCAGTAGCAGCAAGATGTCCAACCGCTGTTTTTGCAATGCTGGCCGCATTAGCCCGACTCATCTGCAATGCACCATCCTGAAATCCCTTACTGACATGTCCCCGAATTTTTCTTGCGATCTGCTCATTGGTATCACCCAGCAAAAAACCCTGACGTACCGTATTTGTAATGCGTCTGAGCCGATCCGCCTCAAGATCTGAGGCCCACTCACTGAGCAGTCGCCCCTGGAATGGTCGCGCCATTGCAGCGGCATAAAGTGCATCTGGTGAGATACCAACCAGCGGATGAACATCAGCAACAAAATCAGGTAGCAGAGAATCAAACAGACTTAACTGATAACCTGCCTCATAAATTGCCAGCTCGTTCAGCTCTCCGGAGAGACTGGTAAACATGCTGTTAATAGCCGCACGGTTAACCTCTCTGACACTCGTCAGAAGTGATTCCAGGCGCGTAACGGTGAAACTACTTGGATCGAGGCTGTCCAGTGCAACCAGCAGCCGAGCTGTAAGCTCCGCATCGCTGTCGTTCAGAGTTTTCACCATTCTGGCAGCCACACCAGTGCTATAGCGAGATATCCAGACTGCATGAGCAATTGATTCATCACGCAGCCGTTCATTCACTGTTTGCATCATTGATATCCATCAGCGTTACGCCCTGGTTTTTTAATTCGTCGATCACTTCCTCTGGACGGGAATCCTGATCGATAAATTTCAACGCCTGCAACACCCGAACCGCATCAATCTGACGTATATCACCGCCCTGACGCAATGACTGAACAGCCAGCGCGGAGGATGAGTCAAACACCTGGGCAGATACATCCAGTTCAGTCCGCACATCCACATTGCCGCCGCAACTCTCGCCGATCCACTCCGCCATTATCTGGAGAATATTATCAAGGGCATCTTCGAGGGAGTTCGCCATTGTATAAAGCGGCGAGTTTTCCTGCATCCGCTCTTCATTGGTCTGATCAACAGATTTGGTGGATGTGTTTTCAGCACGCAGAAGTTTAGCGCCGGCATGACGCATCTGATTTTCCAGCTTCTCCAGTGATGTTTCGCCAGATTCTATCGCTGCGCCACTATGTTCAACATATTCGAGGCCATTTTTTGTTCTGTCCTCAAAAATCGTAGCGGTGGATGCACCAACCGTCAGTTCTTCATTCCTGTCCAGCCCGTAGGCCACCAGCAATGGAACGCGGGCAACATGAAGAATATTGTCCTGCTCACTCTGGCTTTGCCAGTGCTTGATATTCAACAAGCCAAGATTAAGCAATGGCGGTGTACCACGCATAAAGCCTGTTTTCTTTGTATACAGTGTTACCAGGGGAATATCATCACGGCTGGTATTCCATGACTCGTGAAGAGTCCAGACAGATTCGCCATTAGTACCTTCGCTGCGTCGATAAATTTCAACGCAACGGGGCATAATATGGCGGATCTGCTCCACCTTCTTCTGCCCGAAATCATCACCATCAACAATGATGATCTCTTTTATACGCAAATCAGTGAGAACGACTTTCCCTTTTTCAACTTTCGATTTCCATCCAATAACCTGGCGTGGATTCAACATCGTAACGTATGGACGACCACCAGCCGCATTTTCATCGGCTTTTGTCCGGATCTCGTTCACATCCGTTCGTGGATAATCCACCAGCGCATGTGCCACACCATACTGAAATGCGAGGCTGAAAAATTGCTGCGCCCACACATCCAGTCGGCTCCCCTCCATGTCGATATTTTCTGCATATTCCCTGATTTTTTCCGGCGTTTCCTCACTCAATACTGTCGGCTCTGCAAATATGCGCCCAATATTTTGCTTAATGCTTTCTTCATACACAGGAAGTAGCGTAGCCACGGACAGGCGTTTTTTATAAGCGTCTTCATCTTCGTTAGGCCATTTTGGGAGATAATTTTCTCCCTGCCTGCGCATTTCAAGCGTACCGCCCATCAGTGCGTCGTTAATATCCCACGCCTCCAGCATATCGTTATAGTCGAGGTTGGGTGTTGATATATCAGCCATAATTAAATCCGAAGTGATGTGACTCTTCCGGTCGGTTTGACAATAGGGAATTGTTTAACGATGAAATAACCTCCTGCATCATTCGGGTGATCGTTGCCAGATTTTTTATCAGGCTCCCCCTTATCATCCCAGACCTGTTGCTCCAGAGATTCGGCATATACCGGACAACGCTTCACATTAACTTTATAGCGACGCTCGCCATTGGCATTGCAGAACATTGCATTCATTGAGTTAACGCGATCTTTTACTGGCGGGTTCGAACTGTTCACCACAACGTTAAAACCGGCCTGTTTAAGCTGAGCAATATCCGTCGCACTTGCATTATTTGATTTTCGGGAATCCCCGGAGGCATCAGGATAAATATAAATTTCTCTCACCTTCCGGTAATCATTTCCGTCATACAGCCAGAAGCGTTCTTTAATGATACGGATCATATCCGGCGTATCGTAGGCATTGATGATTTCAGTTACCGCACATGGAAGACCCAAACGCAGCACATGGACGATCCCCGCCATCTTTCCAACGTTAAAATCCATCCCGATATAAATCGGCTCCCCAGGCTGCTCCACTTCTTCGCAATTATTCAGTTGCCGGTCAAACTGATGGTAAACAGTACCACTTGTCAGGTTCGTAAACTGTCCACGAAGATAGGCTTTAATCAGCTCTGGAGGGTATGATTCAAGAAGCGAAGGAATGTAATCTGCTGGCAGGTTCTTTTCATTATCGAAAGTAGATGCCTGCACCAGACCATACAGTGAGGACAACTCTGTTTTTTCACGCACGGCTTTAACAAACTGCTCGTAGACAAATTTGAATCCTTCTGGCGTGGTTGTAACGTCAATACCGTTGCGAAGTCCATCAACCTTATAACGCATACGCGCAATTATCTTGCGCCACGCAGTTCTGGCTTTTTCCTTCGGCAAAATGTCCAGTTCATCCACCAGCGCATTACCAATTTTGAAACCGACGATCGTTTGCGGCTTCTCCATCGATCTGCAGATGGTGGTTCCCCGATACTGGCGTCCGTAATAAAAATGAACCTCTTTATTTCCCTCATTAATTTTTACGTTCAATCCCCAGTCAGCAGCAACTTCTTCCACTGTAGGGTAAAAAATATCGCGAATTTGGGGATACGTTGGCGCAAAATATCCCTGATTTATACCAGGATGCTCCCAAATCCCCTTGCATATGCCGCCACACCCCACCCATGTTTTGCCCGAGCCAAAACCAGCAATATAGGCTTTAAATTTATGAGGCATGGAAAGAAATCGCGCCTGAGGCACATTAAGCGTCGGAGAGATCATCTTCATCACTCCTTACCCTGGCATCAACTACATTAATATTGATCGCCACAGGCAGGGGATGTTCATTACCCTCCACCGTTTCGATCTCTTTGCGCAGCTTCTGGTTTTCCATTCTGCGCCGCTCAATTTCCAGTTCCTGTAGCCGCTTATCTGCACATAATGCCCCGCCAGCAGAAAGCAAACGCAACAATTCACGCCGGGCGGCAGCTTTATTCTCCTGCAGGATCTCAACACCGAATTTTCCGAGCTTTGCCCCTGCATATAATTGCCGTACATCCCCATCAAGCAGAGTGGTATCGGCCATATAAAGCTGCCCTGTTCCCTCACCGCAGCACTTCGGGCAGTCCGAATTGGGTATGGCGTTATCAACAAACCCGAGGCCACCATATTCAGGTTCAGGTTTGCCATCTCTGGAGGCCTGTGCCGCTGCCTTGTCGAATTCTGCTATATCGCGCCACTGGTAGAGGTGATTCTCGCCCCAGCAATAACGGCAGTTAACACGGCGAAATTGCGCCAACTGATTGGGGTCGGCCTGAACAATGGCCATCAACTGACTCACTAGTAAATCCAGGTCTGCGGTATAGCGTTTCTGGTACTGATTGCGGAACCATGAGATAGCCCGATAAACCTTAACATTTCTTAACAGGCGGGAAGCTGCGGCACTTGCTACGTTTCCCGTCCCCTCGTAACCCGCCAGGCGGTATGCATCGATAAGGTTTTTACCCTGGGCAACCAGCATGGCGAATTTTGCCTGCTGGTCAGAAATGCCGAATTCATCGGGACAGAATGAAATCTCCTCCGCGCCACTCTTAATCAGGAAGGCATCGGATACCGTCTTTTTTTTCTGAGATTTTCTGTTCCGCTTTTGCGCAGTCTGCGCAGTTTTTTTTCGCGCACTTTTTTGCGCAGTTTTGCGCACTTCTGTCTGCGCATTTTTCGGAGGTTTTTTGATGTAACGACGGGCTGTTGCGTAATTCAGTCCCCTTGCTTCACACCATGCAACCGGAGATATACCGGAACGGGTGTATTCAGCAATATATTCCTGCTGCAACGCCCCCCAGTCCGGTCTGTTCATCAGTTAGTCCTGATTTTTATCCACCCTGAGTAACTCACGCAGAGCAAAGGCATCCCCTTTTCTGGCAAGCTTAAACAATGCGGCTCGTAGCTCGGCTTCACCTTTCGCTCTTCCCTTACGGATGGATGCGTAAAAATTTGTCATTGCTTCCCGATTTTCTTTCAGTCGGTTCAGATCAACATCCAGAACATCAGCGATTTGTTGTGCGGTCATCCGGCACGCAGCCAGAGACTCGACTTTCGAATACGGAATCATTTGTCACCCCCATTGGTATGCAGGGTGTCTTCTTCCTGTATTTTTCGTTAAGGATTTTTACTGCAGCGTTGTTCCAGGTGACCTGATGGTGAATGCGTTTATGGCTGGCCCCCATCAGTGAGATTTTTACGCACGAGGGCGCATACATGACGGAGTAAAAACTTTTAACGTAGGTTCCGGTATCCAGATACAGCTCGGTCATTCCGCCGCTGTTTTTCTGCGTCTGTTTCTGTCCCAACTGGACAGCACCAATCGTCATAAACAATTCACCACGGCGACCGAGATTCGTGTAAGTATTCACATCCTCGTTAATGCGCCCCATGAATGAGAACGGTCGCTCAACCGAACAGATAAAGCTGTTCATTGCCTTGCGTTTCACCCATGAAGCATGGCCGCCATTGTCACCAAGAAAATCCCCGCCCTGCGACATAGCGATGGAAAGCGCAGGAATTGATTCGTAATACGCCAGCATTTCAGAAAGGATTGCGTCCAGTTTCCTTATCGGGAAATAGGCCTGGTCATAGTTGTGATCCACCCGAAACTGGAACTCATGATAATCATCATCGAACTGAATGAAGTATTTACACCCGACCTGTTTTGCCAGGTCGAAGCAGGCATTACGTGCGTAAAAAATTGAGCGACGGTCACCGAAATTATCGGCTTCGTCAAAACGACTGGCGATATCGGCTTTAGAAAACACCAACACCTGTTTACCAAATTCAGCTGTGTACTGATGCCGGGTTTTATCTTCATCATCAACGACGATAAAAATTTTACCGGTATAGCCAGCTCGACGTAATGTCCGGTAAGTCAGAACTTTGTCCGGTCGCCCGTGAGTCAGAATAAAGGCGCAAAAATCATCACGCATATTCCTCCTCCCCGCCGTGCATGATCTCCACCATGCGTTGCGTCATCCGGACAAATCCATTTTCAATGGCCTGCTGATAATCAATGATCACCAGCGCCGACTCCTCAAAAAGGTGCTGAATTTCAGCGGGGGCGTGAGCGTAATAGTCCGCAATTCTGCTGAAATCAAACACCGTGTGACGCTCTGCTGCACACAGGAGGAATTTTTCGATATCAGGATCAAGGGACGCCGAACGTATCCGGCTGACCAGTTCCTGAGTTTTCGTATCGTCGTACAGTTCGCCGATATCCGGTTTATCGCCTGACGGCTCATAAACAGGCGTATCAATTTTCGTCGTGTACGGCTCCTCCTCAGTTCCGGTGCCCGGCAAAACTTCCGTCAACAGTTCGTCAATTTCTGTTTGGCTGAATCCTGTCAGGGAGATATCAAAATCAGCATTGATTAGCTCTGACAGTTCCATCCGTAACAGATCTTCATCCCAGCCAGCGTTAAGCGGCAGACGATTATCTGCCTGGCGATAAGCCTTTTTCTGATCCTCCTTCAGGCCAGACAAAACAATGACCGGAACGGAATCCATTTTGAGCACTTCAGCCGCCATAACGCGACCGTGACCAGCAATAATTTCGCCCTTTTCGTCAATCAGCACTGGATTAGTCCAGCCAAATTGCTTAATGCTTTCTACCAGTTGAGCCACCTGCTCAGGACTGTGGGTCCTGGCGTTGTGCGCATATGGAGACAGTTTTTGTAACGGGCGATAGACGATCTTCAATTTCTCGCTCATACAGACTCGCTTTGTGAATAAAAAAGCCCGCTATCGGCCAGTGCGCTGGGTGCGCGGCGGGTGCCGATGGCGAGCTTTGACATTATCGCAGCCCCTCACGGAAGGGCTGGTGTAATGCAACGGACAATACTCATTTTGTCGCTTACTGGTTGAATATCCTGGTTTTTATGCGCTTTATCCATTGTTAAAATACAACCTCAGCCCTCCAGTGATCGGACACTGTGTGAACAATGAATAAGAGCCTTGGCTGACGGCTCCGCAAAAGGAATGACAATGACAAGCTTTAATATAAATTTAAATGTAACAACAAAGGTTGAAACCATTTCTGACGTAGCTTTAGAAATTTCCCGTTTAAAAGTTACGATTGGAATATTATTGGCTAAACTACCTCCAGAGCAGCGTGATTCATTCATTGCAGATCTAAAAGGCATCGGGCTTAATGAAGAGGCCAGCTTATATAGTAATTTCAACCCTAAGATATAATCTGAATCCATCGTTTACAGGAGCAGGGGGGGAGAAACCTCCCCCTCTTTTCTTTATCTGGTGTATGTAATATTTCCTTTTAAGTAAAACGACCCCGTATTATCAGATGCGCCCTCAGGTTTTTTATTGAGAAATTTTGACTTCATAGCAATATTAAAAATCTTTGGGAAAAGAAACATATTTTCTCCTGAATAAATATGTGAGGATGAATTGAGTTCACTTTATCTAACCTCGCTGCATACACTGCCGGATGCCATCAATAAGCTGACAGACCTGAGACGCGGTATCGAAAAGCTGTCGAAGCTTATCCAGGCTAACGCATCCCACCAATAAAAAAGGCACCAGTATCGCTACCAGTGCCCATTTTGCGGCATTCTGTGTGTCCAGTGCTTTCGCGTCATGTCACCACCAACGCACAGCCCAAATCATAATAGCGACCGCCACAAGGCGAATCGCAAAGGCTGCAGCCCTTGTTAGATCAAGGCTCGCGGGAGTTTCCACTTCTATACCTTTCATAATGGACAACCTCAAAAAGAATCTTTTATACTTTCCCACGAGGATTTTCTCCGTGCTTACTTATCACAATTTCCTCTCTGACGTCCCCCCCCCCGGACTGTTCCAGCAGCCGGGGTTTTACTTTTTATTCACTGGTATAAGTACGACATCGGGTTATTTCATCCCGGGCTATACTGTCGCCGCGACAGATGCAATGCGCCGTATCGCCGTTCAGCGTGGTGATATAAGCCTCATCCGTTTTTTCTACCTGCAGACATTGAATATTCCCGTCCCGGAAATACTCCACCTAAGCAGCAAGGTCAGTGTTGCGCGGATAATATCCCAGACGGTACATATTCCCCAGAACATAAACCTCCTCGACCTGACGCCCGTCTGCCGTTAATCGGCGAACAATGACAACATTTGTCCCGTTTCGTCAGCAAGCACCGTATTCGACCAGCCGAATTCGCTTTTAGAAAAAACTCCGCATTAATAATCAAGCTTGGACACTAAATGCAGCCAGATATTAAAATACACAACACATTCATACAATTTAACACCTTCTAATACTCAACAAACCCCAATAAAAACTACAATTAGCTATTCCGCTGCTAATTCAATTGCCCATACGTGATTAGGAGTATATGCTTCGCTCGCACAGATATTTACCCTAACATTAGAAAGCACCGCAGCCATTGCTATTTTCCTCATCTCATTGCTCAGATAATTCTCGGGATAGTACTGCCCCCCAGGAATGAATCTGGTTTTTCCTGTAGAATCGGTTATATAAATACCCTTACTGTCCTTGTTGGTATCAGATGCTAGTTTTACCAACTGAACACTCTGTACAAGTTTGGCCGTAGTAGAAGCGCATTTATCCTTAAAAGTTTTACTTACGCCAGCATATGTTGGTAGTGATGCAATATTTAAGGCAATAAACAACAACGCAATTGACTTTTTAAAGTTCATCTTTATTTTCATTGTTTTGTAAATCATCCTCAATACTTTGTAAAATCATAAGGGAAGAACGAATTCGCATAAATCTTTTAAAAGCGACCAAATCATTTTGAGATAATATATTTGTATAAGAATCGCAGGCATCTAAATTTCTAACCATGTAATCTTGCTCGCATTGTTCCGGAGCAAATGCACTCCATGGCAGCTCTCGCCATGCAGCAAAACCCTCTGGAAATCCTGCGAGATGATAGCCATCATGATTAGGGGCAACCGATAAGCCTTGAAATAAATCTCCTCTGTAATGCCTGTTTCGCTGCATTCCCCCTTCTATCGCACCAAAAGATACTCTATACCAGCCTATAATTTGTGATAAGGGAATCCCTCCTAATGCAGCAAATTCATTTTCACTGGGATATGGACTATACCGCCCTAACACACCATTCACATCAAATAAATTGGGTGCTGGTGCAACTACATATATGTAATATTCATTATAACTGCCAAGTATATTCTGCCCGATTAAATGAGCCTGTCTCAAAGTTGTAGTTGTAGATACATACCCATCGTTATATCTAGTGTTCCCCGTTACTGTTCCGCGAGCATGCTCATACAGATTGATGTTAATTGGAGTTCCGCGCTCATAAGCCTCCTGCTGCCCTCTTGGTAAAAGCCCTCCCGCACGTCTTATTTCATCTGGTGTTCTGGAGTCTGCTCTAAAGAAATCGTTTGCTGAGACAGAAAATGATATAAAAACAAAAAACAACAATACATGCTTAATCATTTTAATTTTTCACAACACCCTATCCATTTAAAAAATATTATTAAAGGTGATTTTTTATAATCTATCTAAATCCAGCTATACAATGACGCGTTGTTTCAGCCAGCCGTAGACAAATGACTGGTTGGCTTCTCGCTTCTCTGCCAGCTCCAGATAGAGTTCGCCCTGGGTACAGTTCAGCGCGGTCAGCATCACCAGTTCGCCATCCCCGCCACGTTTCGACAGATAGGCGCGTAACGCATTAATGGTGCGTGGCCCGATAAGACCATCGACATCCATATCCGGATATAACGTCCCCTTTTGATTAAACACATTCAGCCAGCGCTGAAGCATTTTTGATGCTACCGACGGCCCCATGTTTACGCCGGTATCACACATTTCTGCGGCAATATCCGGAGACAGGTTTGCCACCTGGTCAAAACGTGGTCCGTACCAGTAGTCCGCCTCAAGAATTTCCAGCGCCTGCCCGCGCGTCAGGTTACGCATATCCCCCAGGTATCCATGCGCCCTGGCAACTTTTTCAGTAATTCCCCACTTTGTCGGCCCACCTTTATCATCAGGATGGTTAACGTAACCTCCCTCTTTTCCCAGAACTTCGTCAAAAATTTCATCTTTAGACTTCATATCAGCGCCTTCGTAATGACAGGAGTTTAGAAACATTTCCGCGTGCGCATATCACCAGCGCACAGAATAGCAGATTGACCGCCACCACCAGCCAGTTAGCTGGTAACGGATGACCATACAGATGACGGAGTGGTGCAAAGGCATAAAACAGCATCAGCAGCCAGGCCAACCATGAGATGAGCGGTTTATATGTCGCGCCTTTCCGGCGATAGAAAAAAAGTGTCAGCACGATAATTGTGCATGACGCCCCATTGAGCAATTGAGGAAGATTACCTAGCATTTCCACCTCCTCCGCCCCTCAGGCGGGATAACAGACCGGATACCAGTGATGCAATATCCTGTTGGTGAATAAACGACAGAATCTTTACCGATACCACAGAGACCAGCACCGCACACAGCGCATCCGCCGAAGTACTGTCATAACCTGTTTTTGCTGCGATCCAGGCCGACAAAACTCGAGCGCCAAGTACTCCTACGATAAACGACACCAAAAAATGCGCAGCCACACGCCAGGCTGAAAGTGTCTGTGGCATAGTGGCTACAAACAATGCCCCAGCAAAAGCCCCAAACACAATCCCGAAATCCGTTCCCGTGAACAAGCCGAATGCAGTTGCACTGCCTAGCGCCACACTTATTCCGGAACTGGATAAGGGGTCAGACATATTTGTTCTCCTTTCAAAAAGCACCTCTTCGGTCTAAATTTTTCATCACATAAATCATTTCTATATCTTATCTGTAAGAGATTAATCTCTCCCCCGCCATTAACAATCAAAAAATTAACTGATGTCTCATCCAATGAATGAGAAAAGATTATTAAGTAGACTATTTACGTGTATTTTTGAAAGACCAAGAATATAACAGAAGAACTACGATAAGACATCAGAATAATGAGAGACAATTCATACAACTGTACATCAATCCTGAACAACCCCAGTAGTCTCTTATGACCAAATTAGAGAACTGCCCTCTATATTACCAGCCATCTCAAAAAATTGAAGAAACCCTACTTATAATAAAGCACCTTCTACAATAGTTTTACCAACTCCATATACAGTTACATTTCAAATATCTTTTAAATAAAATACCCTTGTCAAAAACGAACGTGACAAGTCACACATCACCAATTATGAACTGGTGATGTGTGAACCGTTACCCTTACCCCCCTGGTGTTAAAAGTGCTTGAATAACCGGTCTTGCATCGTAAAAACTCATATAATCGGTGTAATCGCCAACACTTCTGCTTTCACGACTATGATCTCGAGAACCACGTAGTGAGAAGCATGCAGTTAATAAGGAACCGAACGCATTAATCCTTTCCCGTACACTTACCTGAGGGACAGGAATATTAGGGATTACTCCCGGATTAGAATCCGTGTGGATATTTAAAAATCTGGCGTTAGTTGTTCCTTGACCATCACTTACAATCCCAGTAGTTCTGTCATAAGTCAACTGTACAGCTTCTGCTATATTTTCTGTTGGGATTTGCCCATCCGCAACAATCTCACTTTGTTCTCTCATCATAATTTCTTCAAACCGCGTAAACTCAACACCCCGTTCTCTCAATTGTTGTACTGATGGAGCAAGTGAATAAAAAGCGTTATTGGCTCTTATTCTATATCGGTACAACTGACCATGAAATAATGAACTAGAAAAATATTGCCTGGCAATATTATAGGTTTCATTAATGTCAGATGTTGTAGCAATAAAGGCACTATCCCTAGACCCAGCTGCGCATGAATCCCCACGAATGTGTTGCTGTAAATTCCTGTTATCACCATGTGATCTAAAGCCATCTCTGAATACTACATCAGGAGGTCGTGAATCAACGCGATAAACAAACTGAACAGCGGATGAATCAAAAGAAAATAAAATCAATAACAGGCCGACTATAATATTCATTTGTTCACCATACTATTTTAACTACCTGAAGGCTTCCTTACTGGGCCGAAGCAATAATCATCCCGAGAGCATGTAGAAAATCCAGCTATCGCATTTTGTGTTATTTGTGCAAAACCAGCATGAGACCATGTACGTGAGTCATAATACAATCTAATTTTTTGCCCTGTAGAATAATAATACATTGCTTGATTATAAAATGTGTCATAAGCACCGGACCAAACAGAATACCCACGAACCAGACATGCCTTGAAATCAAGTCCAGTCTTAGCAACCTCAACACAAAAATAAGGTTTTAGGTCAACAACGCCGGTATGAATATCTTTAATTATCACATCAGAGTACATGCCATTTTTATTTCCACCGGTCCAGTCAGTGTTTCCCGAACCTGCAGCATCAGAACTAACATCAGAACTAACATCAGAACTAACATCAGAACTAACATCAGAACTAACATCAGAACTAACGTCTGCATTAGCATTAGCATTAGCATTTATAGAAAGCAACGACACAAATAACACTGCAATTAACGACTTCAACTTCATTTTATATACCTCAAAATTAAAACACATCCAAGCTATTAAAAATCACTACAGAAATTACACTCTCATACTGCTAACCTACACCAATATCAATACCCCCTGCTTATATAAGTTCCAGAACTGAAAATCGACACAACCGAAACTCACACTATATATAAATTATTTTTCGCTCAAGAAATGATCATCCTGGATGGTATAGTTCAATCCGCCCCATAAAAAGAACCAAAAACATAAGAGCAAGTAAAATTATACATCCAGTTTATAAGTCAATAATTTTAAGTGGTATATATGTATTGATAAAATTAAAGGATAGCCCTTATTTTTATTTGAAGAGGTTGAATACAAAAAAACCCACACGTGGTGGGTTTTTTCTCGCAACCTTTATAGCAATGAGGTCGCTTATAAGAACGGCATCTTAATCCAAAGATACCGTTTCTTGCGTAAAAAATCAAGCTTAATTTTGTGCAAAGGCATTACGCATAGGTGCATATAAAGCAAATTCAGCAATAGCCAACCAATTAGAGATACGCTTTTCACAAGTACTCATACACCATTCAGGATATATTTCGTTTAAACGCGTAGCCATTTTGCGCTTACTCATACCGTGCCCCTCATATCTCTGCCGTAAGATATAAATTAATCCGGGATGTTTACCAAGCACCTCACCAATAACCTTATCGATCAACAAAGCCTCTGTATCAGAACAGTGCACCAGCCAGCTCTTTTGCCTTCCATTAATAATTTCCAGCAGAAATGCTTCAAGTTGAGCTTTTTCAATACCCGATTTTTTCATACTGCGCAGTGCTTCATTGATAGCTGATTTCGTCATTGTGTGCGATACAAGCAACCTGTTAAACATACTCCCAATTTTCCCCCCACCAATATACGACCAGCGTCCCCACATGCGTAACTTTCCCTGAATCCACACACTTTCCAGTGTTGCGAGACGGAGATGTTCCCCGCTTTTTCCGATATTTGTTGGGTAAATCATAAATATCCCTCATTTCTCCAGATTTCTTGCGTGCGAAAAACACCTTCTGCATGCATCAGGTGCAATTCTTCTTTGGTGTAATCGCTGGTTTTTACCCGCCCATCGATTAGATCGTGACATGAGTTACAGGCAATCGCTGCCTGCATATCGTGTGGTTTTATCGCCATTCCACACGTCCCCGCCAGCCTGTAGTGCGCCAGCACAGATGTTTCAGGATTGTGATTGCAGTAACCGGGGATTCTGACTGTACACATATGGCCTTTAGCCGCTTTACGCAAATCCACCATTACGCAAACTCCAGCAGCTGCGCAGCAACATTTTCGAATTGTTCCGGAGAGGAAAATTTACGGAACAGGATCCAGTTCCAAAGCACATTCAGTACGGATTTATAAACCTGCTGAAACTCGGTATCGTCCATATTTGCAAACGCGATAGATCTTGCCCTGCGTCCACGGCTACCGTCCGGATAAAAATGCTCGGTGTAAAATCCGGCCTCAATAGTTACCCATTCACGGAAAGCATCAAATGACTTTAGCAATGCCGTATCACAGGTTCTGCGTATCGCAATGGTATTCAGATATTGTTCTGCGGCATCACTCAGGGCTGGCGTATGTTCCCGGCCGACCGAGTCACACAGATAATCAACGAAACCGGACACAAGTTTTCGTTCACGAGAGGTGATCGCCCCACCGACAGGAGTCCAATAATCGAATCCGAGTTGCAGGAGTTTGAAAAAACGCTTGTGAAATGCGTAGTTACGAACGCGCTTAAAATCAGCGTGTATCCACTCACCTATTTTTATTTGATGCAAGAATTCGCAACTCTCCGGTGTTGCCGGGAGCAGTAATCCAGAAGAGGTATGTTTGATCAGTTGTATATGTGCCATCGGCTTTCTCCGGTGGCACGGTGTTACTCAGCAGGGGGTCAACCCTGCGCTGAATTGTAGATGAGTTCAATCGTCTTCAAAAGCAGAAAAGCCAGCTTTTAATCCAATTTCTTTTAATGTCCGTAATGATGTGACAAATTCATCTTCACGCAACATAAATCCGTCCGTCACATGCCCATTCAAGAGATATATTAACATAGCCCCACTAGGCTGTTGCAAAGCCCGTGAGCAATGAATGCAGTAACAACTAATAATTTCCCCATTTTCAACGCGCACAGCATAGAGACCATCTTTATTAAAAATTTTGCGCAACTTCTTGAAATCCATAAACAGAAATTTTCCAGATTAATAGCGTTCCCCTGAAGGGTCCATCCCTCTTCTCCCTGCGCGCTAACTAAGCAAACACGATTCTATTTACAACAGTCAGTCTCTCAAGACTTACGGCTAAAAGAGTACACAAAAAGCTAATTTATCCACCACAACAAAAAACCCGCCGAAGCGGGTAAGTACGGGTGCGTTGAGGATGCCTGACACATCAGAGGTGGCGGGGGATTTCTCCCCCGCCGGGTCTCTTACTCCTCAGGTTCGTAAGCTGTGAAGACAGCGACCTCCGTCTGGCCGGTTCGGATTCGTACCTCGCAGAGGTCTTTCCTCGTTACCAGTGCCGTCACAACGACGGTTAAACAGATGACGATCAGGGCGATTAACATCGCCTTTTGCTGCTTCATAGCCTGCTTCTCCTTGACCTTTTGGTCGGTAAGAGGCTAATCTACGTATGCAGAGCATAGATGTGGCCTCAGATTAATGTTAAGCGTCTTGCCGGACGCATAATGTTAACTGGGGCTTTTCTCTATCTGCCTTTGGTGTTCATGCCCGAGGCAGACAGCCTCAAGCACCCGTAGCAATTCTAACTATCCAATACATCACTGCCAACACTTTAAACTCTCCCCCTTTAAAACAAGAACAAAATTCAACCAATCAGCATTGGACGCATACTCATATCCTAGAGAAAACAATTCTTTCTGTACTCTTTATATCCATATGATTTATAAGCATTTGCCACTTGCCATAGCCGCACAATGACAGTTTGCCATTTGACGTCAATAGATAAAAACGATCGTTTTCAATGAGTTACATACTTGCAAGGCGTTGCACATCAGGCCCGATTGCGTCAGTATCAAAAGATAACTGATGGTGCATTACTGCCACCTCGCCTTAATGCTCCAGAACTCTCCAACTTAAGGAATTTTCAATGACGTCCTTTCAATTATCTTTGATTTCTCGTGAAATTGACGGCGAAATAATACATTTACGTGCCAAAGATGGTTACATAAACGCCACATCAATGTGTAGAACTGCGGGCAAACTGCTCTCTGATTACACTAGACTCAAAACTACTCAAGAGTTTTTTGACGAATTATCACGCGATATGGGAATTCCCATATCGGAGTTAATTCAATCATTTAAAGGTGGAAGACCTGAAAACCAAGGGACATGGGTGCATCCTGACATCGCTATTAATCTAGCGCAGTGGCTATCGCCCAAATTTGCAGTCCAAGTTTCAAGATGGGTTCGTGAATGGATGTCAGGGGAAAAAACTACAGCAGAAATGCCTGTACATTTAAAACGGTACATGGTTAATCGTAGTAGAATTCCTCACACACACTTTTCTATTCTTAATGAACTGACATTCAACTTGGTTGCACCTCTCGAACAAGCAGGGTACACACTCCCAGAAAAAATGGTTCCTGACATTTCACAAGGAAGAGTATTTTCACAATGGTTAAGAGATAATAGAAACGTAGAACCCAAAACATTCCCTACCTATGACCATGAATATCCCGATGGTCGCGTATACCCTGCAAGGCTGTACCCAAATGAATATTTAGCAGATTTCAAAGAACATTTTAACAATATTTGGTTGCCGCAATATGCCCCGAAATACTTCGCTGACCGGGACAAAAAGGCTCTCGCCTTGATTGAAAAAATTATGCTACCTAACCTCGATGGCAATGAACAGTTCTAAATGATTAGCCAGCCCCAGAAGGGCTGGTTATTTAGTATTATCATCCCCAGCGACAAATTGAATACACCACCAGCGCCACCGCCATTGCAATTCCTACTGTTGTGAATGCTTCAGGCCAGGTCATTGACTCACCTCCTGCGGCGGTTCCGGTAGTGGCATCCAGTGAGTTGCCTGCTCAATGCCATTACCCGGCTTAATCGTTGCTTGTCCTCGCCGAAAGGTACTTCCGGTATTGCGTGCGGAGCATATTAGCGGCTCAACCAGATCACTATCGAAATTCACCGAAATAAGTACGTTCTGATTCTTTTTCGGCATTCGCTCACTACAGCTTATCCAACCATCCGGAATTACCGGAGAGTTGCCATTTACATCGAAGTTTGGCTCTGCGTCCTGAACTAGGAGGATGTAACCATTCTTGGCTGTATCAAGTTCTAACGCCTCGGTTACGGTACCGAAATAGCGATTACCTAAATCCGCATCACAAGTGCTTACATCAATGGAAACCTCCATGCCTTCGATTAATTCTGGCAAGTTGTAAGTTTGGCTTACAGGCTCTGCTTCCAGTGATGCCAGTGCAATTCGTGCCAGCTCACGCACAACTTCAGGGGGCGCGTAACGGTCATTCAGGTCATCCCACAGGCGTAGCATGTTATCGCTACCAGGGTGAACATCCTCGTTAGTTCCGGCAAGCGCACTAATAACCTCATCGGCTGCTTCAATAATTTTCTGTGCCTGTTCTCTGGTAATAGTGGTCATTTGTTAATCCTTAAAACTTTATGCCCTGGCGCAAAAGCACGTGTTTTGTCTTTGCTTATTCGCCAGCCATCCTTACGTGCCTCTTTTGCACAGCCAGCCCATGACGTACCGATATATTCACCGAAGTCTGGTACTGGATATACACCTTCCGTACACTGGCGGCAGTCACAATAGAGATGCATGGTGTAACTTGCGGCAATAGCCATATCACTCTCCTTTAGTACGCAAGTGGTTTTTCCAGCGGTTTTGCGCCGCGCTGGGCTTTTTGCAAAAACCACAATCCATCATCCCGTAATGTTTCATTAACCCCATCCGTCGGTTGCTGAGTCTCACCCACTGCCAGACGCCAGGACCGTTTCTGCGAACTAATAGGATTTTTGCTTTACGGTTTTTCATCGCTTTGCTCTCCTGCGTTTCTTTGCTGCACGTCTCGCCGCCGCAATACCGGTACGACGTTTCGATACCGGAATGATGCTGCCAGCCATCAGGACATGCGGCATAACTGTTAAGGCTGCCCCATGAAACCAGACCAGATAAGGCGATATCAGCATTACTCACTCCAGCAACCATTCTTTGGTTAATTCAGTCATTTTTCATTACCGCCCTTTCGGGTGGCCTCCTGATGTTCTGAGGGTGCAGAAATCCCTCCGGTTAAGGATTAAATTTTATTTACAGCGCTAAATTTATTTATTCAGTTCTGGATTTTGTCGCCCTGCGTATCCGCGCTTTCGCGTTACGCTCAATCTGAATTAACTTTTCTATATTTTTCCGCCTTTCCTGTTCCTCCTGGCGCAATAGCCTTACATCATCTGCCAGTCTGGTTTCTCTTTTCGCCACGGAGAGCATCCAGTCAAACGGCTCCACAACTGCACCGCAGATTTTACAGCGGACCTGACGCTCTTTTTCGTCAACCCGGACAGAAGCGTGATGACAATATGGTCTTTCCGATGGTTCATAAAGAAAATTAACCTGATTACGTGGGTCATCCTCTTTTACCGGAAATAAAACGATATTGCTTAACTCATCTTCTGGTTTTATTTCCATGCGACTCTCCTTTGATGCGAATGCCAGCGGTAATTGAAGCCTGATAGCTAATTTCACTCACAGTACCGCCTCCTGAAAATTACCCTGATAGAAAGCCAGTACACGCTGCATAGCTTCGCTCTTCCGGCACTCGCGACAAATTATGTTCTGACGCCTGTCGTAACGACGTATTTCTCCGTCTGGTAATGACCAAATAAGGTCCGGATCAACCACAACTGGTTTCTTCACCTTTGCCCTCGATAGTTTTTTGCGGGCGTTTTGCCAGTCCTTACGAGCCTGTTCTGACGGGAATAACCCATAGCCAGAGTTGTATACTTCACCACTCGAAACCAGCTCTTTGGCGAGAATACTTATCAGATATCTGGTTGCCCCCATTTTAGCTTCCAGTTGTCGTAACGTCTCTCGCCCGCTCTGGCGTACGAGATCAACAATCTGCCCTTTAATTTTTTCTCGCTCTTCCTGTGTAAATACTTTTGCCATAAGCCCTCCCCAGGAATCACTTTTCCGACACAATACGACTGGAGGAATCGACAATCTGTCGGACAATATCCTGGTGCTTGTTCAGCTCACGCAGAGCGGCGCAGACTCGCTCCCACTTCTGGACATGACTTTTCGCCCGGCGCAGTTCGCGGTTTGCCATTTGCAGCGATGGTAAAATCAGGTCATTGGCTCGCGTTTCAGTGAACGATGGTAGTGACTGCACAATGTCCCCCACAGTATCTGTTTTAATTTCTTCCTGTGTTGCCGCTTCCTGTACTGGTAACGCAACACCGGCTGGCTGAGGAAAGGCTTTACCAGATGTTTTCGCTACCGATACAACTTTCGGCTCTGCTGGTAAATTACCGTCCGGCAGGCAGTAACGAAATTTACCGTTCTGATTTACGCGAATCAGACGACCTTTGCTGATGGCCATAGCCAGCGATGAGTTCACCCTGCGGGAAGTAATTCTGAATATCAGTGCAAGTTCATCAGCCGCTTTAGGGCCATGCTGTTCAATCGCCTCGATCAGCATTTGCGCTGTCACTTTAGAAGCCTGTGCCACAGATGCGTTTTCGTCGGTTTGAGTCAACCACCACATCGGGCCCTTGTTGTCAGCTTCCCCGCGACGCTTCAGTTTCCACAGCTCGTTAATCGCCTCATCCCGGGTCATTCCCAGACGTGCAGCCACTTCCTGGGAAGAGGCTTTTCCCATTGCTTTCAGTGCGTCAAAAACGGTCTCCATTAAAATTTCCTCCCGGTAAAAATTACTTCTCAACTCAAACAAAACCAGCCGCTTTCCGGCGTTCATATTCCTGTTTCAGCAACTCAATTGGCGTTGGTCCCGACGGGCGTTTGGGTGCCGCCAGTTGTCGCCGGACTGGCGGAATGCTCAGGCCATTACCAACATGCTTTGCCCATTTCGTCAGTTGCCATTCTGCAAGCCGTTTTAACTCCCCTTCGGTCATCTGGCGCTCAATCCCCTTTGAACGCATCTCGAGGCAAATGTGATACAGCACAGGCTGAGACCACGGGTATTTATCGCTTCCGTCGTATCGCCAGGACTCATTGCGCCAGCGGCGGTATTCCTCCATCACGGCATCCACCGTCAGACCGAATGGATTGGCTCCGCTTTCCGAAATCAGCGCCACAAACTCAGCCAGGTCCGGAGGCCATGTTTCACCCGCCCGGCAGCGGTCCATGCACTGGCGGCAGACCTGCCGGATTTGCTGCTCAGTCATCGCGCCAATCTGTGCAATCCAGAGCTTCGAAGGTGCGGCCCCGTTCTTCTGGGTCCAGCGGTTCGAATAAACCTCCCCCATGAGTTCCCACAGCTTCCAGGCCGTTTCCGTCGCTGATAAATCCGTTTTCACGTTCCCACTGCTCACGTGCTGCCCGAATTTCCTGAACTGCTCGTGATGCGGTGCCACCTGGTGCTGCTGCATGGTTTACCCCCTTGCTGACTGGTTTAACCTGCGCCCTGACGTGATTTACGTGACGGGCGAATTTCTGCTCCCACTGAATCTGCGTGAACACTTTCCCCTCCGCTGCCCAGTAGTCCCGGAAGGCTGCAAATTCAGCTGGTGTAAATTCCGGCTCAGGCAGAGCCACTCCCCACAGAGCAGCCCGTCGTCGAAAATCCGGCGACGGATGCCAGCCATCGGTCATCGGAAATTTCCCGATGGGTTCGCTCATGCCGTCCAGATATTCGGGCTCCGTTGTCTGCGATGGCGTACCGTTCGACTCACTGGTCGGAGCTCTCTCGCGCACGCGCGCGTTATGTGTGGGGTTTAATTCTTTTAGATCTGTATCTGTATTTGTAGTTGTCGTAGTAACTACTGTAGTAACTACTTCGTAGTTGCTAACGTAGTTGTTCGTAGCTTCTACGGTAGTTATTTTCCCTTCTACGATTTGTGTTATTAACGATTTAATACACTCGCTCTTAACAAACCATTCACCATTAACTCGATAATCAGATAGCAATGCATGAATTGATGATTCCGATTTTTCTACGGTTTTTATCGTAGCTACTACGCTAAGATTACTACCGTAGCTACGTCGTAGTTCTCCAAGCCTTGCCCAGGGATTTTTTGAATATCCGATCTTCACAGTATCCATTTCCGTGCTGGTCACGAAATAAACGTATCCCCTGTATTCAGATAAATTTTCTCCCTCTGGTAATTTCTTCCCTCTTGGCGCTGTAACGATATTTTTAAGGTCGCGCTCAATCCGAAGATGCACCCATTCGTCGCCGTTATCGCAAAAAAACTCCCGCAAAGATGGTTCAACATCAGCCCATCGCTCGTTAGTCAGACGGGCAATTTTTGCCAGCCTGTTTTTGGGTATTGGCTTTCCTGTTTGCCAGTAATTGAACATCAGCAACAAATACGCACCGTGCTCCTCTGCTGACAAATGCATGGTGTCAGCCAGGTAATCAGCTATGTACAGTTGCATGTATGGTAATGCGGCCATAATTGCCCCGTATGATGCTGCCCGGTGACTTAGAATAAGCACAAACAGCATGAAAACTTTTGCTTAATGAACAATGACAGAATCGTCGGAAGACCCACCGCGGCTGAAATGCGCTTTCCGGTAAACGGCCTGGACTGCATCATCATGCGCATCAATTGCCGTATTCAGCGCTTCCTGAGCCGCCAGTAATGCGCGACGTTCCAGGGTGTCAAAAACGCTGAGGCGATGTCGCAGTTCGCGCGGAAGAATTGCCAGGATTGCTGGAATCAGCTTCTGGATTTTTTCCCTTTGCGCCTTTGTTTCACCTTTTAACCAGCGGTGATAGATGTTTTGCTGATTGTTCCAGTCCTTGCCTGGCGCCAGGGCTAATTCACTCTCCCCCTGGCGCAAATATTCTTCAGTAATTGCGTTGGCAACCCACGCCTGACCTTTTTCGGCAGCCAGAGCTAACAACACTGATTCAATGTGCTCATGCCTGATTTTCATGAATACCCTTACCCGCCCGCTTTGCCTTACGATATTCGTCATAAACCTTGGGATCGTACTGAAGCTCTCCGCCAGATGCCTCTTGCAGACGCATCGCGCGACCTTCTGGGACCAGCTCCCCCCATGCAGCAATACTTGCCAGCCTTACTCCTGCGGCACTGGCAAGCTTTGTCTTGCTACCAAAAAAAATAATTGCATCAACTTTAAACATCAAAGCCCCCTTTGTTAGATATTCCTAACACTAATGTGCGCGGGATACCTAAGTCAAGAAAAATTAGAATTACCTAACTATGGATACAAAAACACTAGGCCAGCGAGCTCTGGCAAGACGAAAAGAATTACGCCTGACACAACGAGAAGTCGCACGTCTCGCTGGGGTTGCTCACGTCACCATTTCTCAATGGGAAAGAGATGAAACCCAACCTGTAGGGAAGCGACTGTTTGCTTTAGCGGATGCTCTGAAGTGCTCACCTACGTGGCTAATGTTTGGTGACGAAGACAAAACACCATTGCCAGCACAAGAGCTTCATGTGGAAAACGAGCTAACTCCCAGCCACAAAGAATTGATTGAATTATTCGATGCTCTACCATCCTCCGAGCAGGAAGCATTGCTGTCTGAAATGCGCGCTAGAGTTGAGAATTTCAATAGACTTTTCGAAGAAATGCTCAAAGCTCGTAAAAACAAATCTATAAAATAGCTTTCTTTTCAGTCTGTTATATCCCAACGCACTTTTTGTTAGGTTGATCTAACAAAAAGTGCTTGCCTGTCTTGTTAGGTTATTCTAAATTAACCACACCAAAACACCGCACGGTGTTCTCAGCAAACAGTTCCGCCACCCGGCGTTAAGGGGATACGAAGATGATCGCAGATGAAAAGCAGGGACTGGTGTTAAAAATAGATACCAGCCCCCTGAGACATCAGATTGAGAAGTTATACAAACTACTTGTTCCTGCGGTTTTTAACTGTCCGGATGATTTTATTGATTGTTTTATTAAAGTGTTCACTGAAATCAGAATCTTTGATTTCCGCAAAACAATCACCGCAGATAAAACGATCATTGTCAGAGCCAGAGTGCTCATCGATCTCAATGTAGCGAGATCGGCAATGAGGACAGCGAAATTTAATATCCATAATTAATATCCTTACAGCAAATTACCATTTGTAAGGATATCACCTCACCTGATGTGGTTAAAAGCAGGTCGTAGGCTCCACGATACGGAGCAACTATGAAGCCAATTCCCCCAGCGTTAAGGGAAAATGAGGTCAACATGGATACTATCGATCTTAGCAACAACGAATCCCTGGTGTGTGGCGTGTTCCCCAACCAGGATGGAACGTTCACCGCCATGACGTATACCAAAAGCAAAACGTTTAAAACCGAAGTTGGCGCGCGTCGCTGGTTGGAGAAGTACACAGTAAGCTAACGATTAAAACGTCTGCTCCTACTGTTCCAGAATAACTTCATAAAGTGGGAGTATTTTTCGGTGACGAGATAATAAGAACAGTTTGCGCCATCACTCTGATGTTGAATGATGCCCTTCCGTTCTAATTTTTTCATAACCGGGTTACGGCAAGGAGAAGTGATAATAAGATTTCCTGTTTTAAGGAAATCTTTAAATACAGCGATTTCTTTCTCAGATAAACGAAGCAATACTCGTTGCTCTGGTAGCAATGAATAATGTTTTTGAATATGTGCTCGCAATCTTGAGACGGAAATGGCAACCACGAAAGAAAAGGCAAAAACTATAATCTGAAAGAGCCAGGGTATTTCAGTATAAGCATTAAATACGACAGCAAACTCTTTCGGTATCAGCCAGAGAGTGAGGCCAAAAATGATAATCGTGTACATAAGTCTTTCGAGTGGCTCGTTAGCAAAAAGTTTCAACAATGGAGTAAATACATCCAACATTTCAATAACTCTCGACTGTAAGGGTATTGAAATGTTAACACAAGCTCTCGCTGTAGGGGTATAGCCGAGACCACCGAAGCCCGGAGGTGGTGAAATAAAACCGGGCACAACACGAAGGCGCATTTCCGGTATCAATAAAGAGTCGGTCTTGTCTGTTAAATATAAATGGTGGGAGTGCGCCTCCGGTTGTGAATAACGACATTGCTGTGTGTAGTCTTTGGCGGCATCGGTTTTTTCTTGAAGTTCGACTGATGTCCGCCCTTTTTAAAGTGAATTTTGTGATGCGGTGAATGCGGCTAAGCGCACGCGGAACAGTTAAAAAACTCTATATTAGTTTGGGGGGTATTTGTATCCGGTGTTAATTGTTAACTGGTTAACATCACCTGGAGGCACCAGGCACCGCATCAACAAAGTTCATTTGAAAAAATGGAGATGATTATGATTGCTCATCACTTCGGAACTGATGAAATACCACGTCAGTGTGTAACCCCTGGCGATTATGTTCTTCATGAAGGTCGGACATATATCGCCTCGGCAAACAATATTAAAAAGCGAAAACTTTATATTCGTAGCCTGACTACAAAAACATGCATTTCTGACTGCATGATTAAAGTCTTCCTCGGTCGTGATGGTTTACCTGTAAAAGCGGAATCATGGTGATGGCTAAGAAAATCAAATGTGCTTACCACCTTTGCAATAAAGAAATTCAAGAAAGCAAAAGTATTAAAATACCACTTCATTTCATGCGTGGAGTTATCCCAACGACGGAAATGAAAAAATATTGTAGTGAAAGTTGCGCCGAAAAACACCAGATGGCACACGAACTTTAATTAACTGACTACTCGAAACTGAATTTATGCCAACAATGGCAGGGATTCGCTCAACCTTAATTAAGGAGAAAAACATGATTGCCAATTATGAATCCACTGTTGTTACTACTGATAACATTGTTCACGAGGTTTATCTGGAAGGAAAACGCATTGGCCACGTGATTAAAACACAAAATAAAGAAACCCCATTCACTGTGGTTGATATCGATGGTCCATCAGGCAACGTTAAAACACTTAACGAAGGTGTCAAAAAAATGAGTCTGGTGCACATTGGTAAGAATCTGCCCGCAGAAAAAAAAGCCGCATTTCTGGCAACGCTGATTGCAATGAAATTAAAAGGTGAAATCTGAAAGAAATAGCCTGCGTATGGCGCAGGCTATGAACAGTGTGTATCCGGCAAGATCATTCACTGAACAAAACGAATTTTAATCTGAGTTGAGGTTAAAAAACAATGAGCGCGAAACCACTCTTCCTGTTACGGAAAGCGAAAAAATCATCCGGTGAACCTGACGTCGTCCTGTGGGCAAGCGACGATTTTGAATCGACCTGCGCCACTCTGGACTACCTGATCGTTAAATCAGGTAAAAAACTGAGCAGCTATTTTAAAGCTGTTGCCACTAATTTTCCTGTCGTTAATGACCTTCCCCCTGAAGGTGAGATCGATTTTACCTGGAGTGAACGCTATCAACTCAGCAAAGACTCCATGACCTGGGAACTAAAACCGGGAGCAGCGCCAGACGACGTTCACCATCAGGAGGATGCACCGGAAACCGAAGAACCGACGGGAGGCCAGGAAGAAAACGCGCAGGCAGACGCCCACGAGGATTGCCAGGATTGCGAAGTCTCTGTAGCCACTTTGCGGTTCACACAGCGTCTTCTGCACATTTTTACGTATGCAGCCGGGGATCGAAAATACCTGCATCATGCCACCCGTGAACAACGCAAACACATTACTGCTCTTGAGATGGATCAGGAAAACAGCTATGTCCAGAATCTGCTGTTGGCCATACGCAGCATGGCAGAACCGACAACTCTGGATAATGCCGCCCTGCTCCGCCTGACTGATGCAATTAAGGCAGTGTTCTCTATCACGAAAAAACATCAGCCCTATGAATTTAAGAATTTCATTTCAGCCTGGCTGGATACCGAACACATAGATCGCGGTCTTCTGACAAAAGAATGGCGAAAAGGGAATCGTGTTTCACGCATCACTCGCACGGCTTCCGGTGCTAATGCTGGCGGCGGGAACCTCACCGATCGCGGCGAAGGTTTCGTCCACGATCTGACGTCACTGGCGCGCGATGTAGCCACTGGCGTACTGGCCCGTTCAATGGACGTGGACATCTATAACCTTCATCCGGCACACGCTAAACGCATTGAGGAAATTATCGCTGAAAATAAACCACCCTTTTCTGTTTTCCGCGACAAATTCATCACCATGCCTGGCGGGCTGGATTATTCCCGCGCCATCGTGGTTGCGTCCGTGAAAGAAGCACCAATTGGGATCGAGGTCATCCCCGCACACGTCACTGAATATCTGAACAAAGTACTGACTGAAACCGATCATGCCAACCCTGATCCGGAAATCGTGGATATTGCCTGCGGTCGCTCCTCGGCCCCGATGCCGCAGCGAGTAACAGAAGAAGGAAAACAGGACGATGAAGAAAAACCACAACCATCTGGCGCAATGGCAGATGAACAGGCAACGGCTGAAACAGTGGAACCGAATGCAACTGAACATCATCAGAACACGCAGCCGCTGGATGCTCAGTCACAGGTAAATTCTGTTGATGCGAAATATCAGGAACTGCGGGCAGAACTCCATGAAGCCCGGAAAAACATTCCATCAAAAAATCCTGTCGATGCCGATAAATTGCTTGCTGCATCACGTGGTGAATTTGTTGACGGAATTAGCGACCCGAACGATCCGAAATGGGTTAAGGGGATCCAGACTCGCGATTCTGTGTACCAGAATCAGCCCAAAACGGAACAGAACGACCAAAAAGCGCGACAAAATGAACCAGAAGCGCAACAGGAGCCGGAAAAAGTCTGCAATGCCTGCAGTCAGACTAGTGGGGGGAGCTGTCCTGACTGTGGTGCGGTAATGGGCGACGCAACGTATCAGGAAACCTTTAATGAAGAAAATCTGGATGAATCTCAGGAAAAAGATCCGGAGGAAATGGAAGGCGCTGAACATCTGCACAAGGAGAATGCTGGCAGCGATCCGCATATCGATAGCAGTGGTGAAACTGGTGAAGCGTCAGCTCCTGTAGCAACTGAAATCATGTGGCCGTCATATTTCGAGCCTGGCCGTTATGAAAACCTCCCGAACGAGGTTTATCACTCCGCCAACGGAATAAGCAGCACAATGCTGAAGGATGCCCGCATCAGCCTGATGTATTACCACGGGCGGCACATTGCCAGAACTATTCCGTTTGAGGAAAGTGATGCATTGCTGCGTGGGCGGATCATTCATAGTTATGTTCTGGAAACGGATAAATTCGCTGATGAATATGCCATTCCGGTACCGGCTCCTGAATATGTGGTTACTACTTCTAACGAACTGATCGCCATCATTAAAAAACACAATGCCAGTCTGCCAGCAATGATGACTCCAGAGCAGATGAAAGAGTGGATCGAAAGCTACAACAGCACTCTTATCCAGCCACTGTCGGTAAGTGTTGGGGCCGAAGAAACAGGCATCCTTTACGGTTCACTTCCGGAGGAATTCCGGCGTATTCCTGAGGGGGAAAAACACACAGCATCAGCAATGAAAGCCTGCATTAAAGAATACAACGCAAGCCTCCCTCCTCTATTGAAAACCAGTGGAGCACGGGAGCAGCTTCTGGAGCAAATTGAAACTGTAGATCCAGAACTGGCAAAAACAGAACGGGCTAAATCTTTGCCTTACAACATCAGTGGTACAAAAGAGCAATTAACCGAAATCGCCCGGAAAATTCGCCCGGAGCTGGTGACACTGGAGGACTGGCAAAAACGCCAGCAAGAAGAAAACGCCGGGAAAACGTTTATTAGTCTGGATATGTATGAACAGGCAAAAAATATTCACGCAGCACTGCAAAACAACACTGATGCAGCAAGGCTTCTCAACCACCCGAATCGCAAATCTGAAATCAGCTATTTCGGGTTTGATGAAGAAACCGGGCTGGAAATCAGGGTCCGTCCTGATATCGAAATCCGGCTGCCATACGAAAGCATCTGCGCCGACGTGAAGTCAGTCAGCCTTGGTTATGTACGACAGGAACGACTGAAAGATCGCCTGCACCGAGAAATTATTGAGCGTGATTATCACCTCAGCGCCGCAATGTATTGCGATGTGGCAAACCTAGAAAGATTTTTCTGGATTTTCGTCAACAAAGATGCTGGCTATCACTGGGTGGCAGTCGTGGAAGCCTCGCAAGAACTCCTGGAACTTGGTCGACAGGAATATCGCCGGACGCTACGACAGATAAACGAAGCTCTGGAGGCAAACAACTGGCCAGCACCGATTACCGAAAGTTATACCGACGAATTAAACGACTTTGATCTTCGTCGTCTTGAAGCTCTTAGCATCTGAGGAAGGACACAATGAACGAATTAACTCAACAAGAAAATATTAACTCTAACGTTGCGGTTTTCAGCCCTCAGTCCCTGGCTGCAATTCAGACATTTTCTCAGGTAATGGCATCCGGCATGGCTACTGTACCGGAACACCTCCGGGGAAATCCATCAGACTGTATGGCCATCACCATGCAGGCGATGCAGTGGCAAATGAACCCTTACGCAGTAGCTCAGAAAACTTTCGTCGTGAATGGTGTGCTCGGATATGAAGCGCAACTGGTTAATGCCGTAATCAGTACTCGTGGGCCGCTAACCGGACGCATTGAATATGACTGGTTCGGACCGTGGGAAAAAATTATCGGGAAATTTGATATCAGGAAGAACGACAAAGGGAAAGAATATCGTGTCCCTGGCTGGAAGCTGGCCGATGAAAACGGGATCGGAGTTCGCGTCCAGGCAACGCTACGCGGAGAGAGCAAACCTCGCGTACTGGAGTTACTTCTGGCGCAGGCCAGAACACGTAACTCAACGTTATGGGCTGATGATCCTCGCCAACAGCTTGCCTATCTGGCACTGAAACGCTGGGCACGCCTTTATTGCCCTGAAGTGATTCTTGGAGTGTACACCCAGGAAGAACTGGACGAACCACAGGAAAAAATCATTAATCCGGTTCAGGAACATAAAAACACATCCGCCTGCCGTGCGGAACGCGAAACAACAATTATTGAGCAAGATGCCGGGGAAAACTGGATCGACGCTTTCCGTGAACGTATTGAGCAGGCACAGAGCACCGCAGAAACAACAGCGCTTCGCCAGGAAGTGGAAGATCATAAAAATACACTTGGCGCTCTCTACACAGAACTTAAAGGAAAAGTGGTTCAGCGTCATCACCGTCTCAATGCTATTGCCCGTATTGAGAAGATGATAAATGACCTGCCTTCATCAGGTGATCCAGAAGCAGAACAAAAATTTACTACTCTGGAAAATACGCTGAATGCTGCACGGCCGCATCTGGGAGAATTATATGAGGCGTATAAAATGACACTTGCAGATATGAAACCGGAATATATCTGCTCCTGATACTTACTTTGGCGGTGTAGCCTCACCGCCATCAAAAACTTTATTTTATGAGAGAAAAGACAATGCGGTATGAAAAAGTCAAACCATGCCCTTTTTGTGGTTGTCCATCAGTAACGGTGAAAGGGATTTCAGGATATTACCGTGTGAAATGCAATGGATGCGAATCACGATCTGGTTATGGAGGAAGTGAAAAAGCTGCCCTCGAAAGATGGAATAAACGAACCATTGGAAATAATAATGGAGGTGTTCATGTATAAAATTACTGCCACTATTGAAAAGGAAGGCGGTTCGCCTACCAACTGGACAAGATACTCAAAAACAAAACTAACCAAATCAGAATGTGAAAAAATGCTCTCAGGGAAAAAAGAAGCAGGCGTTTCCAGAGAGCAGAAAGTAAAACTGATAAATTTTAATTGCGAGAAACTTCAGTCCTCGTGAATTGCATTGTATTCAAATTAAAACTTCATAGCTGATTATTAATAATCAACATCAGGCGTCAATTTCAGTCTAACATTGGCGCCTGCCAGAGGTGATGCGATGGCACAAGTAATCTTTAATGAAGAGTGGATGGTTGAATACGGCCTGATGCTTCGCACTGGTCTGGGGGCCAGACAAATTGAAGCATACCGCCAGAACTGTTGGGTGGAGGGCTTCCACTTCAAACGAGTATCTCCTTTAGGTAAGCCAGACAGCAAACGAGGGATTATCTGGTACAACTATCCAAAGATAAATCAGTTTATCAAAGACTCATGATATGTCTAAATTACCAACAGGTGTCGAGATTAGAGGTAGAAACATTCGCATCTGGTTCATGTTTCGAGGAAAACGATGTCGGGAAACATTAAAAGGCTGGGAGATTACAAACAGTAATATTAAAAAGGCCGGAAATTTAAGAGCGCTGATAGTTCATGAAATAAACTCCGGTGAATTTGAGTATTTAAGACGTTTTCCCCAGTCCAGCACTGGGGCAAAAATGGTGACAACGAGAGTCATAAAAACGTTCGGGGAGCTTTGTGATATCTGGACAAAAATTAAAGAGACAGAGTTAACAACAAACACAATGAAGAAAACGAAATCACAATTAAAAACACTCAGAATAATAATTTGTGAAAGTACCCCGATATCATATATTCGTTATAGCGATATCTTAAACTACCGGAATGAACTGCTGCATGGAGAAACGCTTTACCTGGATAATCCAAGATCCAACAAAAAAGGAAGAACCGTGCGCACAGTTGATAACTATATCGCCCTGCTCTGTTCGCTGTTACGTTTTGCGTATCAGTCGGGATTTATATCAACCAAACCATTTGAAGGAGTAAAAAAATTACAGCGAAACAGAATAAAGCCTGACCCGTTATCTAAAACAGAATTCAATGCATTAATGGAAAGTGAAAAAGGACAGAGCCAAAACTTGTGGAAATTTGCCGTTTACTCCGGGCTTCGTCACGGGGAACTGGCAGCTCTGGCGTGGGAGGATGTGGATCTCGAGAAGGGAATAGTGAATGTCAGAAGAAACCTGACGATACTTGATATGTTCGGTCCCCCAAAAACAAATGCCGGGATCCGGACAGTAACGCTACTGCAGCCTGCTCTTGAAGCACTGAAGGAGCAATACAAACTGACCGGGCATCATCGCAAAGGCGAAATCACTTTTTACCATCGGGAGTACGGCAGAACCGAAAAGCAAAAACTGCATTTTGTTTTCATGCCCAGAGTGTGTAACGGAAAACAGAAACCTTATTACTCGGTAAGCAGTTTGGGTGCGAGATGGAATGCAGCAGTAAAACGTGCTGGTATTCGCCGCCGTAATCCGTACCATACGCGGCATACTTTTGCCTGCTGGCTGTTGACGGCAGGAGCGAACCCGGCGTTTATAGCCAGCCAGATGGGGCATGAAACTGCGCAGATGGTGTATGAAATTTACGGTATGTGGATTGATGACATGAACGACGAACAGGTAGCCATGTTGAATGCGCGGTTATCGTAG